AAGTTCATTCTGCCGATCATGTATCATATCCATATGGTCTACATAGTTGTAGACATGATCGAAATTTTGGCCTATCATATTTACAAACATCATATAGTTTGTATTTTCAGGATCTAACCTTACGTGAGCCGGTATAGTTTTTTCTAAGTTATATGGATTATCTATGTCATAGTCAAGAGCTTCTGCTGTTTGGGCTGTAAACCATGTTGTAACTTCTGATGATGTTGAATGGAATAGGGCATGTGGTTTTGCCGAAGTTGATTTGGGCCATGTAGAAGCATTAAAAACTCCATAAGACCCACTTTCATATGAAGACGACTCAGTATATAAATAATTTTCATAACTATCAAATTTAGATATAATATTATTTTTTTTAGTTACAAATTGGATTCGATTAACTTCTGCTGTTGGGGAAGATGAAGAACTTAAAACTGCTGATTGAGAATCATAGTATTCTATTAGCTGGATTTTATATTTAAAATTATCGAGTCGTTCTTTAGCAGAACTAAAGTGAACAAAGTTATCATATTTTCTATAGTCTATTCCCAACACTGCTGAAGTTGCTGCAGAAGAACTAAACATAGAGTTTAGTAATTCATTTTTAACTCCTTCGTTAGTCCCAAGAAGAGATTCCCAGGTTTCATACTTAGAAGACAGTGGGCCTTGAGATGTAGCAAAATTGGTTGTGAAATCAGGAAGAGCCATTATGTTAAGGTCTTCAACATAAGGGGCTTGAGGAATTATAAAATTAAATTCTCTAGGTTCTATTATTGCAATTTCTAATTTAAGAAGTGAGCCGGGTTTTAGATTTTTTGGAATGGGCTCTGATGTCTTTACCGCAAAATCCAGAGTTGTGTATTTATTACCGCCTATGATTTTATGGGATATAACATTAACAACAGAACCATCTTCTAATGATAGGACCGGACGATCTACAGATAAGATTCCAGTTGCTGGATTAAGCACCTGGTCAACAGCAGATTGATATGCCGTAGTTTGCGCACGATTTTCAATGCTTAAAATAGGATCGTGAACTCCTAAAACTAATTCGTCTTTGCTAGGTGAAATAGTTTTTATATAAAACTTAACCTGCTTTGTATTGCCCTGGTCTCTCCAAAGCCTATTAGCATACAATCTTAATAGGTATGAACCGGGATGTAAATTTTTAGGTCCTAATAGGGTTTTAAGGTTAAAATCTATAGTTGGACCTTGAGGATTGTTAAAATTTACAGCATTCGCAGGAATGCCCATGTAATTATCTAACGCAGAGCTTTCTAATATTCGGTCTCCAACTAGTATTTGCCACCTAAAAAATAAATCGCTTTTTTCAACAAGAATCGGAACTAAAGGATCATACCTACTCGGTATGTTATTTATTCCCGGGATGTCGTATTTTTTAATTGTGCTCATTAGTAGCTCTTAAATTTATGGTCTAATATTTCATTAAGGGTTGATGGCTTATACATAATCATTCGGGCATCTAAAGTAATTACCAAATCGTTTCCGGTAAATTCTAAAGGAGTATTTGGTAATTCTTCTAGGCCTTCTTCTAGTTTAATTGAATCATTTAAATTTTTTATATTATTAGAATATGGTCGAAAAGGATCTAAAAAAGTTTCTGCATTATCCATAGGATCGTCATCAACATTCCCAGATGGTTGAACAATTTCAATTGCAAAGTCAGCATATAATCTATTAAGCCCAGCGGAATCATCTTTTGGGATTGCTGCTATTTCGAAAGCCAGCTCGTTGGATGGTAAGCCTGTTTCTGAATCTGTGTATACCTGCCAAGTAAGACTCTGAAACATATTATAGACATAATATTCCTGCTGACCTTCTGTTGTGGTATACCCTAAATTAAAGTCGTAGTCTGCACCAGGAAATGTAGGATAGAAGGCTGTTCTCGTAGTAGAAAAATTATAATCTGAAGTTACATCATTAAATATTTCGGGGTCTGTAGTTTCTTCTAGTACAGACATAGTTCCTTTGGCTTCGCTAAGGTTTAGAATTTGGTATCCTGGAGTTCCTTCTGCCTCAACTAGAAATGGAGATGGGTTCGATAGGATTAAGTTTCTTGAAGCTCCCATTATTCATACACTCTAAACATATCATCTAAGACGTGGTAGCCTGATGTTCCATTATGATCTACTCTAATGTGAAACTGATATAGCCTGTCTGGATATAGTCCACTTAACTTAAGATTGGCAAAGTTCCCTGTAGCATCGCAACTAATTTTAGTATATGTTGTGTCAAAAGGAACTACAGTTTCCCCTGTACGAACATCGACTAAAGAATAGTAACTGGAAGTTGGGAGGTACTCTACAATAGCCGGGGTCGACGATGTGTATGTTGCAGCAGGATACTTTTCCCGACCTATAAATCTAAACTTTGGAGTTGTGTTAATTTTATATGTGCCAAGATTTGTATCTTGATATATGTAGTGGGCTTTTGTTAGGTCTAATGCAGATAATGATCCAGTTACGAATGTGTTGTCTGCATAATGTATTTCAAGACGTGGCTTATATATTGTAGAAGTTTCTGCAGAATAAAAATTAACGAAACCATAATTAATGTCATTTGTTTCATTTGCCGAAGCTCGGGCTAGTAATAGACCTTTATCCGTTGCAACACTTATTTCTACAGCTTTTACTAATGTAGTAACATTTATTTTTAAATCTTTAATTCTATTTGATTCAGAAATTGAAGTAAGGGCTCCTAGGGAATGTGGATAAACCTTGCCATCCCATAGTGATGTAGATGACGAAGGATAACTCCAGCAAACACCCTCTTCTGTTTTAGGATTGTGGGTTGATCTACCAAGACCTGGAGACCATGGTGCTGCATTGTCCCCGATTACATATGAAAACGAATTGATTGGTGTGTTTTCATTAGCCACATATAAATTAAGCTTATAGGCTCCTACAGTTATGCCTTCGGTAACTAAAGATGCGCTATTTGCATTTAGACCAAAGTCCATTAATATTTTAGTGTTAAATGTACCAGAAACTTCAGAGCTATTAACAGTTTTATTAAGCTCCAAAATTTCATCCCTTGAGGTATTCATTTTAGGGTAGCGCTCATAAGCTGTTGCAGTGTGCTTAGGGAATATTGAATATATCATAATTTAGAATCCTACAATTTTACCACGTATATCTTTGTCTGGGTATTTAACTTCGAAAATGCATGGATCTTGAGAAGGATATACAACATTATTAATTGTTGCCGAACCTATATTATAAGAGTTGCCAGAATATCCAGAGTCTGCACTAGCGTTATTTTTAATTTCAATTTTAGACACTGCCTGGACTCCTTCTACGACACTCATTTTAGCTACTAGATCTCCAATCATTATAGGTTGGTTAAATTGCCACTTATCAATATTAAAATATTTTTTTATCATATCGATTGTTTGGGCTAAAACTTGCTTTCCATTAAAACTAGGAAGCACTACTATTTCAAAATCAATACCAATATTTATTGGGAATCCATTTTTAATATTAATTCCGTCGGTAAGAATTCTATATTGGCTTAAATATGTTTGCAGATTTTTTTTAACTGTATTATTAGTAGTAGCTAGATTATTTGAGCTATCATAGCTTAATACATATAGGTTTAAGGCCAAAGGGTTAGGATCAGAAGAATTGCTTATTTTGTCGTCAGATGCTACATATGCTTTTGCTATAGAACCAAACTTTGGAGGCATAGCATAGACTCTTGAAATATAATCTTCTTTTGTGACTGCACGATTTTGGGATGCATAGGCTCCAAGAGCATTTTGGCGAATTTCTTCGTTTGTTTCTGCGGATCGGCCTCCTGTTGCAGGAGTTTCATTTGTTATTGCTATTGAATCTTTTACTGTGGCTAAAACTGAAGCGTCTAACCCATCTTCGTCAAGATTTATAGTTTTACTTACGATTTTATTAAGAGTCCCTGAAGTTACGTTAGAAGCTATGCCTCCACCCCTAAGGTATTTTATCGTTAAAGCTTGGGCAGGTGCTTGACCATATGCTCTAGTGTGCATCATATTGGCAGGGTCAAATGACACATCTATTTGTGCAGCATTTCCAATTTCTAATACATTTCCTATTGTAGATGGATTAGGAACAATTAGATCGTCAGGGGATGTTGAAACCCCTGCGCCAAAATTTAATTCTGTATAGTTGTCTTTATTAATTCTGGTTGTAAATCGTCTTGCTGTACGTCTTAATTTTAATAGGTAGGGAGAATCGGTAGCGTCTGCTGCTGTTGTTGGATCTACAGAAGCTTTATTTGACACTTGCTCAAATATAGTGTCTTGAGCTAGGTATGGAACTTCATACCAAACATTACTGTCAGCATCAATTACCGATTCAATCGCTATTACATCTTTGGCATCTAGTTTAAATTTATCAAACTTTGTTGCTTGGGTAGGGGTATAGGTTTCAGTTTCAGATTGTCCTGAAATAGCTTTTACTTTAGTTTTGATTAGAAATGCATCCGGATCTGTCCCAGCTAAACTAAATACAGTTACTTCGGTTTTAGCAGATCCCGTATTAGAAAAATTAGCATCTTCTAAAGTGGTAAAGTTAATCCCGGTTGCATCTCCTGACACTTCCATACCTTGTGGTATTGTTAAGGCATAATTCATATTGGGAACCTTTGCTCCTGGAGATCCTGTTGCAGGCACCCATAAATAAACACTTAATTCAACGTGAGCAGGTCCTGTTGCTTTAGCTTTATAACCAAGAGAATTTGCGATATCTAAAATATTAGAACGTTCTTGTGCTGCAGACAATAAACTTTCTTTTAATTGGTAGTCTGTATAATATGATAGGACATCTCCTACATAGGCCCCCATTTCCATAAACATCATACCAGGAGACGTTTCATTAAAATCGTTGTATGTGTCTGGAAAGTAGTTCTTTGCAAAATCTATAAGACCTTCCCTAAAGTCCCCAAAGTCTCTTCCTAAATATTTAACTTCTTTTTTATTCATTTAAGTTACTCTATGCAAATACAACTACTGTTTGTAAATCTACTTCATTATCAAATATAATATAGTCAAGTTTAATCCTAAGTTCATTACTGTCTATACGCTCGGTATTAATATCGACAGCTTTAATAGTTACATAAGGTAACCATATAGAAACTTGGGTAAAAATAGTTTCATGGATTTCTTTAATAATGGCTGGTGTTATGTTTTCAAATAATAAACCTTGAAGTCCAATTCCAAAATTTGGATGGTAGAATCTTTCCCCAGGATTAGTTAGTACTAAATTTTTTATATTGGCCTGCACTTGTTTATTGGTTGTATAAGTAGAATTGAACACACCACCTTTAAACTTAGAAGCCCCTATTTCAAGGTCTGCAGTTTCTAATGAACCGGATTGCGGGGTTGGGTACTTTCCACCTTCAGCAGGTGTCATTGGCAACCCAATCCCAATAGCAACATCAGGTTCAAAGTCTAAAGGATTATATCTATGCTCAGGTCTATTCAATTACTTACTTCTTCATAGCTTTTACTAATTGAGAATAGTCTCGGGTAAATGCTTTTTCTAGGGATTGGTCTTTTTGTACTGCTGGGTTTGATAGCAGGCTATTCATTCCAGGATTAGGGCCTCCACCCTGCATTGCTGCAAATGAAGCTCTAGCATCTTTACTGTCAAAGGTTCCCATTGACTTCCAATCCCCAGCTTCTTGGGTTTGGCTTAGGGCTTCATTTAAAGATATTGGGGCTTCGGGTTGTTTTTTTGCTTCTGTAAGAGCCGACTTAACAGCTTTTTTAACCTCAGACTTAACTACAAGTCTGATGATCTCAACTAGTTCTTTCTTTTTCATGTAAATAGGTTCCTATAGCTATAAATATAAAGTTATTAGGTAATTAGATATGGTCTATTGTTTAAGCGCATTTAGTTTAGTTGTTATTGCAGCTAGTTTAGATATCGATGTTGAGGTGAGCGAAGGTGTAGTTGGGACCGGTAGACCTGGGGCCCCTGATGTTGGGATATATGAAAATGGGGCTCCTGTTGCTATCGTAGAAACTTCGGATATTAGATCTTCGATTACGTCACAAAGTTTGGTTATATCAGCTTTCCATTCAGGTGTTGAAATAGATACTCCCTTGTTTCCAGATATCACTACATTGTCTTCTGTAGAATTTATTATGATTTTATTAGAAGATAAAACTATTTGGCTTGCTCTATATTGATTAGGCTTTTGATATCCTATAGGCAACTTATTAGAAGTCTCGAAGTTTAATTCTTGGGCAGACGACAGGATTATATTTGAAGACCCATCATTTAGGATTTCAGATCTAGTCATTCCCGAAGTCTCTTCTATCCCATTTGCTATAATTGTTATGGGGTCGCCATCGTTGCCAGAATTGTTCCAAAATGTTGGATCTTCGGAACCATTAGAGGTATTGCCAAACCTTATAGAATTTCCCCATCGACCTTGGATTATTCTATCGCCTTCAAATGCAACTAAGGCAGGTATAAAAATAGGGGGTGCATAGTCTCCGACATTAGATTCTTCTTCAGCACCCATGTTTCCTGTAAATGTAGTAAATGGGTTTGGTTCTAAAGCAGTAGCTCTCCCAGGAGCAGCATTGTTACTAATAGCATTAAAGATTCCGACAGTTGAAGTGTAGTATAAAGCCCTAGCATGTTTACTAGAAATTATTCCAGGATTAGGGGCTTCTACTATTAGTACTGCCTCGCCAACCAAAGGTATCTTTAGATCGGTAGGATCAATTGGGTTATACCATGACAAATTTTCCAAAGGAGTTCCTTTTTCGGTATCATATCTTCGACCTTTAATAGCTCCTATAGAAACCTCTGCAGTATTTTTATATGAAGGATGGCTTTCACTTAAAATAACATCCATGACTTCTACTGGGAATGAGGTTCTTTTAAAGCCTTCCGGGCCAGCACTAGATGCTTTTTTAGATGTAGCTGAAAAGGGCCTAGCCATTCGTAGTAGTCTCGTCTTCCATTTGATTAACAGTATCTAAAAGTT